AAAACATTTAACGCTTTAAAAGACAAAATCAATGAACCCATTAACGAATTTTACAACAACGAAGCCACAGTGGTGTTCAACGCCATCGAACGAAGTGGTTTACGAATTGATAGAGATGAATTCAAATCGCGTTTTCATGATGTCGAAGGAGAATACACCCACAGTCAATTCAACTTCAAAACACTTACTACCAGACCCTCAAACAGATTTAAAGGAGTAAATTACGCTGCTTTAAATAAAGACAATGGGGATAGAAAATGCTTTATACCTAGGAATGACTTTCTTTTCGAACTTGATATTAGTGCGTATCACCCGACATTATTAGCTAACCTTGTAGGTTATGATTTTGGTAGTGAAGATATACATAGTGAGTTTGCAAAAATGTACAAAGTGGATTATAAGAAAGCCAAGGAATTAACATTCAAACAAATGTATGGTGGGGTTTTCAAACAGTACAAGGATTTGGAATTCTTTAAACTTATGCAGGTATATACTGACGATATGTGGGCTCGATACCAAAGTGAGGGTTTCATTGAATGTCCGATTTCAAAATACAAATATAGACGTGATGAGTTACAAGATATGAAACCGCAGAAGCTGTTAAATTACTTGCTGCAAAACTTGGAGACCGCAACTAATATTCGTATATTATGGGAAATGTTTGGTATATTGAGAGGTGCGAAAACGAAGTTAATTTTATATACTTTTGATTCATTCACTTTCGATGTAGATAAGACAGAAAAACCAATTTTAGAAAAAATAATAAAAGTATTTAAAAAGTACAAGTTACAAACAAAATTTAGTTATGGAGAAACATATGATTTTAAGTAAACCAGTCAATACGTATAAGGTGGACGATTTCCAAGATTTTAACACTTTAAACATACGCGATTTGAACAATAGACTATTCTGCTCATTCACCACACTCGAGGGCTTAGATGACTTGATTGATGGTATAACATCTAAATATGATGTTATGTATAATAAAATATTTGTATTACATATCAAGAGTAATAATGAGTACGTTTGTACTTACAACATTGACCAAGCAAATATTTCAGACATTCCACCTAATACGATCTTAGTTCATAGGAAGAAGGATTCAAACACACTATATACTATTAATGCTCTAAATGAGTTAATTAAAAAGTTAAATGGTGGTGTGGTTGATACTAAATTCCCTATTGATTGGCAACATTACAGGAATACAATATTGTTGACTCAACATGATGAGTTAAAACAATTAAAAACAAAAATACACAAAATAATCGAATTATAATTTGGATACCCCAACATTAGTTCGTATATTTAGGTTATAAATAAAAAACAAAAGTTATATTATGGATTTAAACGTCATCAAAAAGAGACTGGAGTCATTGAACAAACAGTCAAACAACAGTGGAGGTAACAGTAAAAACCTTTTCTGGAAACCCACAGTAGGTAAACAGTTAATTAGAGTTGTTCCTTCAAAGTACAATAAGGAAAACCCATTCACAGAAATGATGTTTTACTATGGAATTGGTAGTAAGAGAGTAATGGCATCTCCCGCAAATTGGGGTGAAAAAGATCCAATCGTAGAATTTGCAAAGCAATTGAGAAATTCAAACGATAAAGAAAATTGGAGATTAGCTAAGAAATTAGATGCTAAAGTTCGTACATTCTTACCAATCGTAGTTCGTGGTGAAGAAAGTGAAGGAGTTAAATTATGGCAGTTCGGTAAAGAAGTTTATCAAGAATTCTTAAATATGGCTGCTGATGAGGAAATTGGTGATTTCACTGATATTGCTCAAGGTAGAGATATTAAATTAACTACTGTAGGACCTGAAGTTACAGGAACACCATACAATAAAACATCAATCGGTCCCTCTCTAAAAACAACAGGATTAGCTGAAGGTGAAGACATGATTAATGCTTTACTTGAAAATCAAGCAGATCCTATGAAAGTATTTAAACCACTTACTTATGATGAGATGAAGGGTGCACTTCAAGAATGGTTATCACCAGAAGGAGATGATACAGATGGTGCTATTGTGTTTGATACACCAGCAAAACCCACTACTCAATCTAATTATTCAGTAGATACAAAACCCTCAGTAGTAAAAAAATCTAAATCAAGTCAATTTGACGATTTATTTAATGAAGACAGTACTGACGATTTACCTTTTTAAAACATAACTTATGGCAAAAAAGAAAAAAACATTACAGGAGGCAGTCTCCTCAGAAATGCAAGCAAGTTTCAACTTAGATGGTTTTAAATCCAAAAAGGGTTTAACCTCTAAGGCGAAATTTAAAGAACAAGAGTGGATACCACTTTCGTCAGCTTACCAAGAAATAACATCAGTACCTGGAATTCCAATGGGTCACATATGTTTACTTAGGGGCCATTCGGATACAGGTAAAACCACAGCATTATTAGAAGCAGCAGTAGAAGCTCAAAAGCGTAAAATCCTACCTGTTTTTATTATTACTGAAATGAAATGGTCATGGGAACATGCCCAAATGATGGGTTTAAAAATTAATGAAGTTGTAGATGAAGAAACAGGTGAAGTTGTAGATTATAATGGTAATTTTATCTATGTAGATAGAGAAACTATTAACTCAATTGAGGATGTTGCTGGGTTTATTTTGGATTTAATTGATGAGCAGAAAAACGGAAACTTACCTTATGATTTATTATTCTTATGGGATAGTATTGGTTCAGTTCCTTGTGAAATGTCTATCAAATCTAACAAAAACAACAATGAGTGGAACGCAGGTGCTATGTCAACCCAATTTGGGAATAGCGTAAATCAACGTATTACATTATCAAGAAAAGAATCATCACCATATACAAATACATTAGTTTGTATTAATAAAGTCTGGACATTAAAAGCGGAATCTCCAATGGGGCAACCAAAATTAATGAATAAGGGTGGGTATGCTATGTGGTTCGATTCAACGTTTGTAGTTACATTTGGTAACGTTATGTCAGCCGGTACTTCTAAGATTAAAGCTATTAAAGATGGTAAACAAGTTGAATTTGCTAAAAGGGTAAATATTCAAATTGATAAAAACCACATTAATGGGGTTACTACTAGAGGTAAGATAGTTGTTACACCACATGGTTTTATTTTAGATGATGATAAATCATTGAAGAATTACAAATCAGAACAATCAGAAGCCTGGAAGAAAATCTTAGGTGGGGGTGATTTTATAATCGCTGAAGAAGATCAATCGTATGATGATATAACATCTCATGTAGACGAGCCACAATAAATTTTGATACCCGGGATATCGTTCGTATATTCCGGGTATAAAATAATAAACATATGAAACATAATGAATTACTTAACCTCATCGATAACCTTGATGAGAACGGGAAAGAAACTGTAGACAGTAAAAGAGTACTAATGATAGATGGTTTAAATCTATTTTTTAGAAATTTCGCAATGATGAATATGGTTAACCCCGATGGAGTTCATGTTGGTGGTTTAGGTGGGTTTTTTAGATCCCTCGGAGCTTTAATTCGTAAAATCGAACCAACCCATGTTTATGTAATATTTGATGGACCTGGTTCGGCTAATGCAAGAAAAAACCTATTACCTGAATACAAATCAGGTAGAGATTTACAACGTATTACAAATTGGGAAGCATTTGATGATATCGATGATGAACACGATGCTAAGGTAGACCAAATGGTTAGAATAATCCAATACCTTAAAACATTACCAGTTAAAACAATCACTTTACCTAAAGTGGAGGCAGATGATGTTATAGCTTATTTAGCTGGTGTAATTCCACAAAAGCCTGAAGATAAAGTATTTATTGTATCATCCGATAAGGATTTTTTACAATTAATCAATCCAAACGTTATTGTTTATCGTCCAATGGAGAAGAATTTCTATACTGAAGAAACAGTAGTTGAAAAATTCAAAATGGATCCTGAAAATCTTATTATATATAAGACACTGTTAGGTGATAATTCAGATAAAATAAAAGGAGTTAAGGGATTAGGTGAAAAAGGTTTATATAAAAGATTCCCCGAATTAATGGAACATAAAGTCTCATTGGATGACATTTATGACATTTGTGAAAAGAGATTCGAGGAACATCAAGAACTTAAAGCTAAGGGTTCAAAAGAAAAATTCCCAATAGTATATGCTCGTGTTATTCAACACATAGAGGAATTAAGAACAAATTACAAAATTATGGATTTAGCAAACCCAATGTTAGATAGTAGAGATAAAAGTTATTTAGATACTTGTGTATCAACAAATGACTACGAATATCTACCAGAACAGTTTTGCTCATACTACAATGAGGATAAATTAGGAGGCATGATTCGAAATGTTGAATTTTGGGTAAAAGATGTCTTCGAAAAAATAAAGTTATAAAAAACAAAAAGTTATAAAATAAACCAGTTCTAAAAAAAAAGTTATAAATGACATTAATAAACCTACAGACCTACGGTCCACAATTTCAAATTAAAGTAATATCAGCATTACTTACACATAAAGAATATTTATCAAACATTCACGATATAATTAGTGAGGAATATTGGGATAACCAAGCTCACAAATGGATTATTGTTGAAATTGTTAAATATTACGACAAATATCACACAACACCCTCAATGGATGTTTTAAAGGTAGAATTGCAGAGGTTAACAAATGATGTACTTAAAATTTCAATTAAAGAACAATTAAAAGCAGCATTTCAAGCATCCGATGAAGATTTAGAATACGTACAAGAAGAATTTTCAACATTTTGTAAAAACCAACAGTTAAAAAAAGCATTATTAAGTAGTGTTGATTTACTACATGCTGGTGATTTCGATGGTATAAAATTCCTAGTAGAATCAGCTCTAAAAGCCGGGAATGATAAAAATATAGGGCATGAGTATAACAAAGATATAGAATCACGTTTTAGAGAAGATGCTCGTAAAACAATACCAACACCTTGGGAACCAATCAATGAAGTATTACAAGGTGGGTTAGGAAATGGAGATTTTGGTTTAATATTCGGTAACCCCGGAGGTGGTAAATCTTGGAGTTTAGTAGCTTTAGGAGGGTATGCTGTAAGAGCAGGTTATAACGTAATACACTATACTTTAGAGTTAGGTGAAGATTATGTTGGACGCCGTTATGATGCTTATTTCACCAAAACACCAGTAGATGCTATTTTAAAGAATAGAGAAAAAGTAGAGGATATGTTATCAGAACTACCAGGTAATCTAATTATAAAAGAATTCCCAACAGGTAGAGCAACAATGTCAACTATTGAATCACATATTAGAAAAGTTACAAGTTTAGGAACAACACCAGACTTGGTAATAATTGATTATGTAGATTTACTTTCATCAAAAAAGAGAACAGCCGATAGAAAAGGTGAAATCGATGATATTTATACGAGCACAAAAGGACTTGCCCGAGAATTAAACATACCAATTTGGTCGGTTTCTCAAGTAAATAGAGCAGGTGCTAAAGATGATGTTATAGAAGGAGACAAAGCAGCAGGTTCATATGATAAAATTATGATTACCGATTTTTGCCTATCACTTTCTAGAAAAGCAAAAGATAAAGTAAACGGGACAGGTAGGTTCCATATTATGAAAAATAGATATGGGATGGATGGTTTGACTTACGGTGTTAAAGCTGATACATCAACTGGTCATTTTGAAGTACACGATTATGACCCAGATGTTGAATTTAAAAATGAAACTGTACCTTCAAACAACCAAAGTGGTGGTGGTGGTTTTGATTCATTTGATAAAGCAACATTAAAGAACAAATTTTTTGAATTAAATAAGTAAGCTATGAATATTAAAAATGACTTAATGAAAGAACGTGTTGTTTACAAACCGTTCGAATATCAACAAGCAGCAGATTATTGGCTACAACAACATCAAGCACATTGGTTACATACAGAGGTACCAATGATGTCAGATTTAACTGATTGGAACTCCAACTTAAATGAAACCGAGAAAAATATTATAGGTACGATTTTAAAAGGCTTCGCCCAAACCGAAACTGTAGTTCAAGATTACTGGACTACAATGGTAACAAAATGGTTTCGTAAACCTGAGGTTATTATGATGGCAACGACATTTGGAGCCTTTGAAACTATCCACGCTGAAGCATATTCATTGTTAAATGAAACTTTAGGACTAGACGACTTCTCAGAATTCATGGAAGATGAAACCACCATGGCTAAAATTAACAGTCTTACAACTGTTAGGGACAACTTAGAAGGTAGTAGAGATCTACATGAAATAGCTAAATCTTTAGCAATATTCTCAGCATTTACCGAGGGTGTAAACCTATTCTCATCCTTTGCAGTATTATTATCATTTAAGATGAGAAATAAACTAAAGGGTGTTGGTCAAATCGTAGAGTGGAGTATTAGAGATGAATCATTACACTCCGAAGCTGGGTGTTGGTTATTTAGAACACTTTTGGAGGAAAATCCTGAAATTAAAACACCCGAATTAGAGGCAGCTATTAATGAGGCAGCTTTGTTATCATTAAAATTAGAATTAGATTTCATAGATAAATGTTATTCTTTAGGTGATTTGGAAGGTTGCCCTCAATATGATTTAGAAAATTTCATAAAAAACAGAGTTAATACTAAATTGGGAGACCTTGGATATAAAGGAATAATTACAGGTGTTGATTTAAAAGCAGTTGAAAGGATGAAATGGTTTGACCATTTATCAGCAGGTAAACAGCACACAGATTTCTTTGCCTCAAGGGTAACTAATTACTCTAAGGGTAATATGCAGTGGGATGAATCAATTTTTTAAAATAATATAAAAATAAAATAAATGGATAATAATAGTTTAATAGCAGATTATACTAATTGGAAACGTGGTACAGATTACCCCGAATTTTTTGATAATGTAGCATTATCAACAATTTCTAAGGGTTATTTGTTACCTGGAGAAACACCAAGAAAAGCATATAAGAGGGTAGCAAATGCTGTTGCCGATAGATTAAATAGACCTGACTTAGCAGGTAAATTCTTCAAGTACATCTGGAATGGTTGGATTGGTTTAGCATCCCCTGTACTTAGTAATACTGGTACTGATAGAGGTTTACCAATTAGTTGTTTTGGAATAGATACACCAGACTCAGTACGTGGTATAGGGCTTACTAATGCCGAATTGATGAGACTTACATCTTATGGTGGAGGTGTTGGAATTTCACTTAGTAGAATTAGAGGTAGAGGAGAAGAAATTACAGGTAATGGTCAAAGTGAAGGCATTGTTCCGTGGGCTAAAATTTATGATTCAACCATAATTGCAACTAACCAAGGTTCAGTACGTAGAGGAGCAGCATCTGTAAATCTAGATATTAACCATACTGATATTAAAGAATTCTTACAAATTCGTAGACCTAAAGGTGATGCTAATAGACAATGTTTAAATTTACACCAGTGTGTTGTTGTAGATGACGCGTTTATGAAGCGATTAAATGATAGAGACAGCGAAGCCATGTCACTATGGTTGGAAATACTTAAATCACGTGTAGAAACGGGAGAACCATACATAATGTTTAAGGATAACGTTAATAAAGACAACCCCTTAGCATATAGAATGAATAATTTAGATGTTAGTATGACTAACATTTGTTCCGAGATTACTTTACATACAGATGAGGAACACTCGTTTATATGCTGTTTAAGTTCTTTGAATTTAGCCAAATATGACGAATGGAAGAATACAGATGTAGTTGAAATTGCTACTTACTTCTTGGATGGTGTTATGGAAGAATTCATCGCTAAAACTAATGGTAAGGATTCAATGGTACGCTCTTATAGATCTGCTAAAAAAGGTAGAGCTTTAGGTTTAGGTGTGATGGGGTGGCATACATTCTTACAACAGAAAGGTTTACCATTTAACTCATTAGCCTCAACAGCTTGGACACATACAATTTTTAGTGATATAAGACAAAAAGCAGAAGCTGCCTCACGTCAATTAGCAGTAGAATATGGTGAGCCACTTTGGTGTAAAGGTACAGGGATGAGAAATACTCATGTTATGGCAGTTGCCCCTACAGTTTCAAATTCACGTATTAACAGTTGTTCTGCAGGTATTGAACCTCAACCAGCAAATGTTTATGTGTTTAATGGGGCAAAAGGAACATTTATTGTTAAAAACCCAGAATTAGAGAGATTATTGGATTCAAAAGATAAAAATGAGGTTAAATATTGGGATCAAATTTTAGCTGATAATGGTTCAGTTGCAAATTTACCTAATGATGTTTTAACTGAAGATGAAAAAGAAATATTCTTAACATTCCCAGAAATCAATCAATTAGGTTTAATCCAACAAGCAGCTATTAGGCAAAAATATATTGACCAAACTCAATCTTTAAATGTAGCATTTGATCCAACAGATTCACCAAAATGGATTAACCAAGTACATATGGAAGCTCACAAATTAGGAATTAAAACTCTATACTATTTGAGAACTGATAGTGTAATTAAAGGAGATTTGGGAACAAGAACAGAAGAATGCATTAGTTGTGATGGGTAAGCATGTCTTGAATTATTTTAATGTTAGGGGGGGTGCGATATCACTCCCTCTTCCTGTATGTATAACAAAATAAACAGTTCCACTAAATTAGTTATCTCATGGTAAAATATATTAAAAACAAAATTATGGCATTTACAGATATCTTCAAAGACGAAAACACAATAAACGAAAAAAACCTTGTAGGTTTTGCATCATTCGCAATAATGGCAATATTCGCAGTTGCCGATATAGTAACTGGAATTTTGGGTAAGCATTTAGTAATTAGTGATACCATATTTAGTTCATTCGTGATAATCACTTTAGGTTCATTTGGTATAGATGGGGTTGTTAAAATATTTAAGAAAAAATGATACCCAAATCCAACAAATGTTCAAGTTGTAACCAAGAATTGAATACAATACCACCTTTACCACCAACAACAGATTCCAACTATTTGTGGATATTTGATAATGGTCATGGGGGTATTATAGATGGTGTATACCAAACATCAGGTAAACGTTCCCCCTTATGGTCTGACGATAAAATTTTATACGAGGGTGAATTTAATAGAAGTATTGTAAATAGGTTAATGATTTTATGTAAAGAATCAGGAATAGATTGCGTTAATTTAGTTGATACTCAAGAAGATATAAGTTTAAGGGAGAGAGTTGAAAAAGCAAATGATATCTACCGACAACAAAAAGATAAAGATGGTAAAAATTGTATATATGTTTCAATCCACGCCAATGGTTTTAGTAAAGAATCAGCCAATGGTTGGTCAGTTTACACATCCGTGGGAGAATCAAAATCAGATATAGTTGCTACAATACTTGCGTCTAAAGCCGAGGTCGAATTCCCAAATGAAAAAATGAGGAAAGATACTCGTGATGGTGATGCTGATAAAGAATCTAATTTCTATGTTTTAAGAAAAACAGTTATGCCTGCTATCCTATCTGAAAATTTCTTCATGACTAACTTCGATAATTGCCATGATTACCTTCTAAGTGAGGAAGGTAGAGACAGAATTGCAAAAATTCATTTTGAAATGATTCAAGATGTTGAAAATAAAAAAATAGTATAAGTTACGTATGGAACCATTGATAATGATAACAACTATTATAGTCGCTTTAATTACGGCCGTTTTAGGTCCCATAGCAGTAGCTTGGGCTAAGATTCAATTCTTACCAAAGAAAAAAACATCCATGATTGTGGATTCAATCCAAGCCAGCAACTTAGTAGACAACCAATTAGACAACCTAATGAAGGAAACTGGTGCAGATCGAGTATTTGTTCTCCAATTCCACAACGGTGGTCATTTCTACCCAACAAATAAATCCATTGCGAAATTTTCAATTTTCTATGAGCATTTAACACCCGGTACAATCCCAAGTCAACAGACTTTCCAAAACATTCCATGTTCCCTATTTACAAAATCAATTTTTAAATTATCAGAATCCGGTGAAATAAATTGCCCAACATTAGAATCAGAAACATTTGGACTATTATCAGTTTGTGAGCAACACGGTTCAAAATCATTTTATATGGTAGCCCTAAAAGATTTAAAAGGTCAATTTATAGGAGTAATATCTGTATCATTTAGGGAAGAACATAAATTTTCAAAAGAAGAGTGGATTGTTCTAAGACAAAAATCCGGAGTTATAGGAACTTTACTTGGTGGTTATTTAGAATCTTCAAAATAACTTGGAATCTCTACAAATGGTTCGTATAATCACAACATATTGAGAAATTAATAATAAACCTTACAAAATGCTAAAAAAAATACAAGAAAGAATATTTCCATTTATTATAGCACTATCAGCACTATCAGTATCAGCTTCAGCCGCTTTCTACTCAGTCAGCGGTCTTAGTAAATTATTCGCAGGGGCTGTTGTTGCCGTTGTAATTATGACTGCTTCTTTAGAAGTGGCTAAACTAGTAATAGCATCACTATTATACCAGTATAGAAAGGTTTTACCTTTATTCTTAAAAATATACCTATCAATAGCTTGTTTCATACTTATACTAATTACTAGTATGGGAATTTATGGTTTCCTATCAGCGGCTTACCAAGAAACAGCTAATAAATCCCTAAATATAGACTCCCAAATTTCACTTATAGAAACTAGGAGGGATAATACACAATCACAACTTAACGTATATAACGAAGAAAAACAAAGTATTAATACTGCTGTGGCTGATTTGCGTTCTGGCTTATCAAACAATGTTATACAATATACAAACGCCGAGGGTCAGTTGGTTACAACAACATCCTCATCAACCCGTAAAGCATTAGAAAAACAATTGGATCAAGCTATAGAACGACAAGATGTTATTAATAATAAGGTAGATGGTTTGAATGAGATGTTATTTGGTTATGACACTGAGATTGTAGAAGTATCAATTAATAGTGATTTAGCCGGAGAATTAGGACCATTAAAATATATATCAGGTTTAACTGGTATATCTATGGATAAAATTATCAACTATTTACTACTAGTAATTATATTTGTTTTTGACCCCCTAGCTATTGCCTTAGTAATTGCTGCAAATTTTGCCTTCGATAAGTTGAAAGTCAAAACACGAGAAAATTTATACGGTGAGGAGACAACCGTAACAGATGAAAAAAACATTAAGGCTTGGGGTGATACCTTTATAGACATAAAACCACCAACTGAAACCCCAATATCCGATGAGTTAAAAAGAATAATATCTGACGAAGATAGACTCCTATCAATATCATCAACTTCAACATGGAGGAAAAATAAAATCCACAAAGAAAGGGAAAGAAGAAATAAAGATAGTGGGGATGATTTAATAAAGAAATATTAAAGACTTCCGCGTAAAAATTAGGCTACCGCATGTAGGG